ACAGATGCTGCCGGAGGGCGTCAACCTGCGCCTGCGACTTGGAAGCCGAGGGCGTGCGGTTGTCAGAAGAACCTGCGGTCGCCACCGTTTGGGACGAAGGCGGCCGGCTGGAGGAAATCACGCCAGCCTTGGCAGGCTTGTTGGCGAGCGCCTTTTTTCTCTCTATTGACTTCAAGCCCTCGATTTGGACGCCGATGATCCAATCCGCTTGTGGTACATTACGGAGCCAAGGCATCTGTATGTAGGCCTGCTGGGCCGCAACGTAATCGGGCGTACTCTTGTCCTGCAAGGCTGGAAATTCCTGGTAGGCAATTTTTTGGGCCTCACTACGTTGCTGCAGAAACAACTTTCGGGCAGGAATGTCATCCTCAAGCGTCTTGTCCGCGTTGATGATGATCGTCGTCAGCGCCTCTTGATCCAGAACCTGATCTCCCAGTTGAATAGGCTCGAAGTTTCGTTTCGCAAGGTGCTGCTGGGCAAAGCGTTTGGCTTCCTTTGCCTGTTGGGCGAGGGTGTCCAGTTGATTGATGTTCTCAATCTGGGCGAGCGGCGTACCCGTGTTGGGTGACAGAGCCATCGGGGCGTCCGGGACTTTCGTCTGGGCTTCCTGCTGACTCTTGGCGATCTCCAGCTTGAGTTCGTTCAACTGAGCCTCAAGGGCCTTACGCTTGGCGACTTCCTCGCCAATACGCTTGTTGATGTTCTTCTTAACCTCTGGCGGAATCTGAGAAGGAACGGAATCATCCTCCGCTTTGGACTCCGGGCTTGCGGCCTTTTCATCCTGGGCATTGGAATTTTCGACAGACTCGGTTGGGTCCGCTTCTGTTGATGCGGGTTGTTCAGCCGTTTCGGGCTGGGCGACCTGTTCCGCGGGTGCCGTTTGTCCCTTGGCGTTCTCCGCCTGCATATTAAGCAGACGTTGAGCGGCTTGGGCGACACTCAGGTTACCACTGACTTTTTCATCGGCTTTGGTTGCTTGCGCTTGAGGCGCCTCAACAGGCTGCGAAGTAGCTGTAGCTGGTTCGTTCATCATGGGTTTAAGGCCCCCAAGGGCAGAATCATGGGTTTGACGCCCCCAAGGGCTTTACCCAGCTTTCGCCGGGCGAGATCACCGATGCAAACATGACAAATGCTTGTCAATAGGTTTTTTTTCAACCTATGATTGAGCGTCCGCTTCGGTCATCCGGGTGATGACAAAGTCATCATACAAATTGATGATGGCCTCGTAGGCGCGGAGTTCGCCCACCGCCGTGGTGGTCAGGCGTTCGTCCTTGATCACGGCGTCATTCATCAGATCGACCATCGTGTTGTGCTGGATGTCGCGCAGGGCCTCGACAAAGTCCTGGAAGGCATCATTGCCGATCAGCCGCTGCACCGAGGTCTTCAGTTGCTCGGTGCGTTCAAAGGGGGTGAGGAGCAGTTGTTTTCTTCGCATCAGGTCGAGGTGGTGGCGGGCATCGGACCCGGCATGGCGGCGCCAAAGCGGCCAATGGTGGCGTTTTGCTGCTGTTGCATCTGGAACTGGTACTGCTTGGCGCGGGCGTCCAAACGGTCCTTGAAGGCGGCGTCCGAGGCGTAACGCTGCTGCACGTCGGGCTGCTGCAAGTACTGCTGCATCACCTGCAGACCAAGTTGCGGCGGCGTGCCGATGCGGATGTTTTTCGGTATCCCGGCAAAGATCTGCGCCAGATCCTGCTGCTCGTCGTTGACCACCTGCTGCTGGCCGGTCTTGGCCGGGCGGACGATGCGCTCCGCAATGTTGGGATCGATGGAGGAGACGAAGGATTGGAACAGGGCGCCCCAATCGCAGACGCCCTCGCGGTCGAGGGATTGGGCGCCTTGGATGATGGCACTCCATTTCTCCGACATCATCTTGAAGTCGGTGCTCTGCACGTCCCAGGAGAGGTAGAAATCAAACTCCTCGTTCACGTCCCCCTTGTTGAAGATCATGGTCTCGGCGTCCTTGACGCCCATGACGCGGAAGACGATCTGCTCGCTGCCGTACTGTTTGTACAACTTCCAGATCTGCCGGAAGCTCTTCGCCAAACAATTGAGGAATTTATTGACCTCAAACTGGTTGTAGATCGGGTCGATGGCCGGATCTCCCTTGGAGGCGGCAAAACCGTTGTATTCCTTGAAGGAGGACTCCAGCAGCGCCTCGGAATTCTCCGTGTTCATGTCGGGGATCGGCCGGTCGGCGTAGTGGTACTCGTTGGGCCGGCGCTCGGAGATCATCGCCCCCGGACCCCAGCGGCCCGGCGGGCGTCCCTGCGGGTAGCAGATGGGGGGCAAGACACCCAGCGATGCGGCGTCGATGCGGGAGTCCTTGTGCGCCTTGATCTGATCCTGCCAGCACTTGCCCGGCTCCGGCACGCCGCGGGAGTCGTGCAGTTTGCGCGACAGGTACTCGCGCCGGTAGAGCACGAACGGATACTCGCCGTGCGCGTAGCCCAGCAGACCCGTCTTGGCGAATCCCGATTGGGTTTCGCTGGGCGGCATCTGGGGGTTGAAGACGGTGCAATAGATGCCGGGGACGCCGTCCTCGTCGGACAGCCGCTGGTAGGCGTAGACCACCCCGATCTTGTCGGTGAAACGCTGCTGGGTGTAGACGAAGGAGCGGCTGATGGGCTGGAGGTACTCGGAGGGACTGAGCGTGATCAGACGCCCGCGCTGGGTCTCGATGGCCTTTTCCACCCAATCCTTGTCCCAGCCGTCATCCTGCACCAATTGCCGCATCTGCTCGGCGGTAAAGTATTCCACGCGGTAGATGCCGGGCACGCGCTCCAGATCAAGCGAGAAGGAGGGGACAAACAGGTTCTCATCGAGGTTGAAGGCGCGCATGACCGGGAAACTGCGCTCCGGGCCATCCATCGGCACCGAGGTCTCGCCGGTCTTCCGCAACTCGCGCAGCATGGTGCCGGCTTTCTGGCGGGAGCAGCCGTACTGCTCCTCGAAGATGCTCTTCAAATCGTTCTCCGCGCCCTTGTCATTGATCAGCGCGGTGATGTCGATCTCGGGGAACTGCACCTGCAGATCCTCCATCCGCACGTTGACCAGCGTCTTCTCGCGGCGCTTCTCATAGAACTGCCCCATCACCGCCAGGCCCTTCTCGTTGATGTAATTGGCGGCGATCTCGATCTCGCGTTGGATTTCGGGAATTTGCGTCTGGATCAGCCAGCGCATGAAGTTGGTCACCAGCACCGAGCGGCCCATGTCGTTGGTGCCCACCGGCACCGCCACCAGATTGGCCCGCTGGAAGGCCATGCACTGCATCGCCACCTTCTTGTTGATGATGTTGTCAACGAGGAAGACGCGCAGGTCCGAGGCGCCGTCCCAGGGCGTGGGGCTGGTCTTGCTGCCCTCGCGGGCGTGTTTCTTGCCATCGGCGGACTGGCCGTTCCAGATCGCGTACCGGGTCTCGTAGTTGCAACGGCACTGGTCAACGTAGGGCTGGTTGTCGCGCACGCAGTCCTCGAAGGCCTTGACCAGGGTGTTGAAATCGGGGCCGGAATCGCCAACGGGGGCTAGTTGCAGGCCGGGGTCGTTGGGGACGGAGGTGTTGAGGGAGTCAATGGAACTCATTGCAAGCGCCCCTTATTGCCAACGGCGTCAACTAGCAAGTCAATAGCTCCAAGTCCGGTCATTTCCCGCCGGCACGGCCTGCGGATCAACAAACCCGCAGTTGGCGACCAGCAGGTAGCGCAGGCAGTCCACCGGGTCCTTGGTCGCCTCGTCCTTGCCGCCGCGGGCGGTGTACTCCTGCATCGAGTAAATGAGGTTCTGGCAGCGGTCCGAGATGTAAAGCCGGGGTCCGTTCAAGGCGGAGATCGGCTGCTGGTCGTTGTAGGCGAGCAGGCTGTTGATCAATTGCAGGCCGTTCTCGATCTCCACGCCGGGGGCGGGGATGCAGGTCATTCCGGCTTCGTCCAGCTCCGAGATGATGGTGGTGGCCCCTTCAGCGGACTGTCTTTCGGCGGCGCCCAGTCGCGGATCAATGTATCTTTCCTGAACCGGCTCACCGTTCTCACAATTTTCGATAAGTTCGACGTAGTCACGGATGCCGCGCTTGGAGCCTTTTTGCGCCGGCCCCGGCTTGCCCTCCAAATTTGATCCGGGCAGCGCCCAGTCGTCGTAGTCGGGCCATTCACGGTACACCCACCAGGTGCCGGCGGCGTCGATGGCGACCCAGAGCATGAACCAGTTCTTGGAACCCGCCGGGTCCAGAGCCATGTAACGGGTGACCTGATAGTTTGGATCACGAACAAAAGGAAGCGTTTCATGGGGGATGACGTTGACCTCTTTGTTGAAGCCGGGAAAAACGGAAGTGATGGATTTGGTGGGGATGCCATAGGCGCGGGCCAGCACCTCCTCGCGGGGGCGCCCCGCCAGCTTGGCGACGAAGTCTTGCGTATCAAGGAAAGCGTTGTCCTCCGTCCAGAAATAATAGATCGCGGTGTCGGGGCGGGAAATGGACTCCTGCAGGATGGGCAGTTCCTTGCCCACCAGCGGGGCGAACCTTTTTTTCAGCGTGCGCGTCTTGCCCAGCAGATCCTGCACAAGCGGGGTCCAGCCGGTGAGGGTGGTGAAGGTGAGCAAAATGCGCCCGTGCAAGTCCACCGTGCGGTACTGCAGCGTCTCAAACATCCTTTGCGGGCATTCCTCGTCGCACCAGATCAGATGCGCCTTGTATCCCTCCGCCACCTGCGCGTCCTGCTGGTAACTGCGGTAGTGGCTGAACTTGATCGCCCCGCCCTTGTGGCCGGGCTTGACCGGGGGCAGAATGCAGATGTTGTCCGTGAACCCGTTCTTCTGGCTGTACTGCACGGAGTGGTTCAGTCCCTTCTTGGTGGGCAGATTGCGGATGCCCAGCGGCAGCCCGTCGTAGACCATCTGCTGCTGATCCTCGATGGAGCGGTTCTCGTTGACGTGATAGGCGCGGATTTCCGCCGAGGGAATGGTGGCGGCGGCCCAGACGCACATCCGGCTGGCGAAAATTGATTTAGAGGAGCGGTTGCCGCCCAGAATGACGTGGTTCTTGTATTTGTGCCAGTTGTTCATCACCTCCTGCCACATCGGCAGCGACCAGCCGGCGCCCACGGGATTGTCGATCGCCTGGGCGTTGCGTTGCTCGCGGAAAACCATGTATTCCGTCAGTTTTTCCCGCGGCCACTTCATCAGTTCCGCGGCAAGCGGCATCGGCACCCAGGGAATGCCGAAGGCGGGCTGAAAATCGTCGGCAAAGTAGACGTTACCAATGGGCATGACAAAAGGCTGTTGGCGCGGCCGGCCGCGGATGGCGATGTCAAAGTTGGGCTGGACTCGGACTGATTCAAGAAATAATCCTTTTGGTCATGACGCCGAAGAAAATCCTTATTGCCACGCCGCTGAAGGGCCAAATCCCCACCAGTTACTTCCAAAACAGCCTCAAGCTGGCGGTGGAACACCTGCCCGGCATCAAACTTGACTGGTGCCTGCTGGAAGGCCCCGCCGTGCATCAGGCCCGCAACGAACTGGTGGCCCACGCCCGGCGCAATCAATTCGACGAGTTGGTTTTCTGGGACAAGGATCTGCTGTGCGAGCAGGAGGGCAAAGACGTGACCTCAGGGGCGATGATCCGGCTGCTCAGTCACAACGTGGACATGGTCTGCGGCATCTACAGCACCCGGTCACTGAAGACCCACTGGCACGGGCACCTGATCGCGGACGAGAAACCGGACCAGGACGGGCTGCAAAAGGTAAGCCGCTCCGCCCTTGGTTTCTCCAAGATCAAGATGAGCGTCTTCAAACGCATCGAGGAAAGGAACCCCTGGCGCAAAGGCGTGCTGGTGGACCCCAACCATCCGCCGCACGCCATGACGGAGTTCTTCCCCATGGGGCTGAAGGGGCCGGACACGCCGGAGGCGCGGCTGAACTCCATTCTGGAGGCGCTGGAACAACCGGCCAAGAGCCCGGAGATCATGGTGCAGCGCATCCAGCGCCTCGCCACCATCCCCTACGACCAGCCCAATGTCTTTGTCAGCGAAGACTACTGGTTCTGCGATCTGGCACGCAGTGCAGGCATCGACATCCACCTCGATACCAACCTGGTTCTGAGCCACCTCGGCACCATCGCCTTCCCGATTGAAACCCCGGAACTGCTCGAAATCCTCTCCGAACCCTGGCGCAAGGATGAAATCAGGTCAATCCGCGAACAACTGCTTAAATCCAAAGCCAGCAAGACCTGCGAGCAGGCTACGCATCCCGCAAATTGACCGGCGGCTGCTCCAGATCCTGCACCTGCCCACCCTCACCCGCCGTCAGATCCACCGGCTCGGACGCAGCAACCGCAAAATCCGCCGCGGGCGTCTCCGCAACCTCAACCGGCGCGGACACCAAGGCATCCTGCGGGGCAATCAGTGACTGGCCGGTCAGCTTGGCGACAATCTCCTCCTTGCTCATCGCCCCGTAGTTGTTGACCTGGATATTGACGTTGGCCGCCTGGGTGGCGTTCAAACCCTGCAACCGCTGACGCTTGTCAATCGCAACCGACAGGTTGAAACCCAGACTGTTGAGCGGGGTGTCGTCCACCGTCTCCAGCATCCGGTCCAAGATCTTGTCCGCCAGATTGTCCAGTTTGGACATCAGGCGGCTGTTGAACTCCTCCACGCTCATACCCACCACCCTCTGCAAGACAGCGCGATCATTCTTGGAAACCTCCCTAAGTTGGGGATGCCGGACAAGCCCGACCCCTCCGGTCTCCAATGTGGCCTGGGCGACGGCATTGATGAGTTTCTGGGGTTGATAGGTGCGATTGGGTCCAGACTTGCGTTTCATCGGTTGTAGGCGGCGTAAGCCTCCCGCCTGGCCCGCTCCATAAAGTCCTCCGCCGCCGGATGCGTCAACTCGTCTTCGGTGGCAACTTTCACGTCCTCAGTGGCAACTTCCCCGGTTTCGGCAGCAACTTTTGTCTCCGACGCAGGATCAGGCCTGGGAGCCGGATACGCCAACTTCCCCACAATCCGCCACTCATCATCCCGCCCATCCGCACTCGTCCAAACCAACTCCACCATCACCCGATCCTGCGGATGCAACACCCACCCCCCAACCTCCGCCTTTGTCCACCTCCCATCCACCTGCACCTCCACATACCACTTGTTACGACACCGCTGACCCACCACCCCCAACTTCACCCCAACACCCAAATTGGGTAAATTTCCCCACTGATCAACAACGGAAATATCTGACGTAAGTACTTGCCCCACCCCAAAAGACGAAATTGGTGCTTGCAAGGACGCTTCGCCACCACTACACGGCAAGCCGCCCGCCCCAGACCCCACCTCACCCCCTCCACCCCCCTCATCAGCTAAAGCTGCTACAGCCAAACCCTCCCCCACCTCAACCGCACCCAACTGCAAATTTTGAGGTGCAGGAGCAGATATATCACAATTGTTAGGCGCGGGGGGCGGCGTGACCCCCTCCCCCCCGGCGGGCAAGCTGGCAAGGGCATCAGCGACCAGGGCAGGGCTGGCAGGGGCGGCCGGGGGGCAGGCGGCCGGGGCGGGAGCCGGGGCAGGGGGCGGGGGCAGGCGGTGCAGGGCGGCCCACCGCTCCGCCTCGGCTAGGCGGCCGGCGGCCAGCAGGCGGCGAAGCCACACCCGGCGGCCCTGCAGCACCCGGCGGGAGGGCCGGCCACCCTTGGCACCCCACCTTTGGGCCTGCGACCGTTCCGCCTGGCCTGCTTCTGGCATAAGGTTATTTGCTGCGGTGGGGTGAGGGGCGGGAGAGGTCATAAGGGAATTGCAAACCGGGGGAACGGGGGGGAGCAAGAAAAAGCAGAAGGCGCATAGTTTGCGCTTGCTTAGTGAGGGGAAGGTGGCCACGGTGACGGCGTGAACCACAACAACACCGATACCCTCACCTCCCGCGATGTCGTCCGAAACGCCCTCTATAGGGCGTGCGAAACCCTGCATCTCACGTTCAGCGCCTGGCGCACGTTCCCCGAAAAAACTTGGGTGAAGCTGGCCGCCATTCACGCCGAGGCAGCCACCGTGCATCTCACGCCGAGCGCCACGGACGCCGAGCTGGCCGCGCAGCTGGCCAAGGTGAACCGGACGCTGCGGAAGTTGGGGGTTGCCTCATGAGCCGTCCGTGCCTCGGCCGCGTGGCCATCCCCTCACGCTCCCGCCGGCCGGACCCATTCCGGCAAGGCCTTCTGGTCGGCTTCCTCACCGCGGCCGTTCCCGCTCTCATCGGCTTCCTCCTCTGCCTCACCTTCCCCTAAACCTTCATCCCCTGACAAAATGACAACCGACAATCCTACAGGCTACCTCCTCCACACTGGCACCGTTGCCGGCCGCGCTTACGTCGCCATTGCCACGCTCGAAACCAGCAACCGCAAGACGGGCGACATGGTTCAAATATGGTTTCTCCTCCGCGACATTCACCCCGTGCAAGCAGTACAAGAAGGAATCGATTTTGAGACCATTTGCCGGGACTGCGTATTTGCCCGCGGCCGCGGTTGCTACGTTAATATCGGGCAAGCTCCCCTCGCCGTGTGGGAGACGTTTCACCGCGGCCGGTACCCCTTCCTTCCTCCGGCCGACTATGGGCGGGTTTTCTCCGAGCGGCGCGTCCGCTTCGGTGCCTACGGCAATCCAACGCTGTTGCCTTTGCCGCTTGTCGACAGAATCGCGAGGCTTTCGGACGGATGGACCGGTTATTTTCACGACTGGCGCACGCATGCGCAAGCGGCCGAGTATGGGCGTTACTTCATGGCCAGCACGGAAACGGCCTCAAGCCTGCGCCAAGCAATCACGGCCGGGTTTCGCGTCTTTCACGTTTCCCCCGAAAAGCCGGCCGGCTCGATCGAGTGCCTGTCAGATGCCAAGGGGATTACCTGCGCAGAATGCCGCCTATGCAACGGGCGGTTTGGCTCGGCTGGCCAAGCATTCCGGCCGATGGCGGAGAGGCAGCGTCCTTCAATATGGATTAACCCTCACGGGTCGCGCAGCGCGACCGCGGCCGCCGTGGCCATGAGCTGATCACGGGCGAGGCAAGGCAAGGCGCCGTTCCCCCGGACGGCGCTTTTTTCGTGCAAGCTCGCGGCCGGTACCGGCGGCCGGGGGAGCGGGGGAGCGTGCCACGGGCGGCCGGCGGGGGAGCGGGGGAGCGTGCCACGGCCGGCCGGCGGGGGAACGCGGGGGAACGCGGGGGAACGGTGGCCACGGCCGGGGGAGGGCGGGCGGCCGGCGGCCGGGGGAACGCGGGGAGCCGGCGGGGGAGGCCTTGCCACGGGCGGCCGGGGGAATGGGCCGCAAACGGGCCGCAGCTGGCCCGCAAACGCTACCGGCGGGGGAGGCCTGGCCGGACCCCGGCCGGATTCGCCGCCCTCGATTTGACCCGCCTGGATTTGATCCTGGGTGATTTGACCCTGGGCGATTTGATCCTGGGCAATTTGATCCGATTTGATCCGGCCTGATTTGATCTGATTTTTTCCAATTTAATCTTGACCCGGCGCAATCATTGCGCCTCACTCTGTTTCACCGGGGCAATTCCGCTCCGGGATAACCCGATACCATGACATCCGCAGAACTGAAATCCGCAGTCAATACGTTGAACGAATTCCGCGACCTGTGCGGAACCTACGGCGCCGCGCTCGTTGCCTGGCAGGACGACAACCGCACCTTGACGCCTTGGGAGCGTTTCGAGGTGATCGTCGCCGCCCAGGAGCAATGGGCAGGCTGGATGAAGGAAGCGAAGGAGGCCGCCCGATGAGCGCCGCACGTCTCACCTATCGCGTCGAACCCGCCGAGGAACCCGGCGAGTATGTTGCCCGGTACACGCTTACGAATCGCGTCGGCCGCGTCATTCTGGTCACATTTGACCGGGAGGAGGCCTGGGCCGAGGCCTCCGATTTCCCCGAGATCTGGCAGGAGGAGGACGAATCATGAGCCCCGCCGATTTCCTTCCCATGGCGCAACGCTGGCAAGCTGATGGCCTGGCCGTTTATACGGCACCATATTGGCGCGACGGCCGGCAGATTGGCGACCGGCTGGTGTGCCAGGTCGCGTGCGAGTCCGCGCTTGACACGCCGGAACCCCAGCGGCCGGCGACGCGGACCTGGGCGCAGGAGGCCCAGGCGGCCGCCATGATCGCGGCGGCACCAGAGATGTTCCGCATCTTGCAGCAGCTCGGGGCGGCGGCGGACTTGGGCGAGGTCGATCTTGACCCGGAGGATGCCGCACTCCTGGAGGCAGCCCGCGCCATCTGCCGGCGGATCGAGGAGGCCAGCCGATGAGCCTCACCACCCGCAACCTATCGGCCGCCATTGCCGGCGCCCGCGGCCGGCTGCTCGCCTCGGGTCGCGAAGGCCTCTGGGCCTACGTCGTGGAGGAAAACGACGAGTGGAGTGACGGCGGCTTTGAAATTCTGGGCGAAGCCGGCTATCAGGAATCCGGCCGGGAGGATAGGTGCCAAGCGGTCCTTTGGACGTACCGCGATCCTGCCGGCGTGCTCAGGGTCGCTGAGGAAGCGCAGGCGGACTGGTAACCCCCGTAAACCTTGGCCCCGGTTCACCGCCGAGGCCTTTTCTTGCCCATTTGCGGCCCTTTCCGGCCCCCGGGGCGGTCCTGACCCAAACCGGGCGGGATCGCCTGTTTAAACGCATTTGACCGGCCTGCCAATAGTTGGGCTTATACCGGCGCATTTCGTGCGCTTAGGTTTGACCCAACTTGATTTGATCTGACCCAATTTGATCTGACCCAATTTGACCCAAATGAATTCGACTGACCAAGAAATCACTTTCGCGGAGACGCTCCGCTGCGCCCGCCGGACCCTGGATTTGACCCAGACCGGGGCCGCCAAACTCCTGTCCGTCAGCCGGCGGACCATCCAGCATTGGGAGGATTCCCGGCGGCCGGCGCCGCACATTCTGGCTCAGGAGGGGGCTTTGGCCAGGCTTGACGCGGACTCTAAGCAGCGCAATGGTGACGCCGCCGCACCTGCGAGCACCAAGTAAAGCAACCCGCCGGCCCTAGGGGCGAACCAACCGAAGCCGGCGGGTTTCTGGTCTATTCGCAGGAATAAATGTCGGTTTGGCGGCACAACCCCTGGGGCCACGACCAGTCGTGCCGGGTGAAGCTGCGATCCTCGAAGAGTATTTTGTCTGTCGGCTGCACGGTGAAACGTCCGTTCTCCAACTGGGCGAACGTGAATTCCTTGGACTGATCTGGCGCGGCGGAAAAGGCGTCGTTTGTCGGGGCTGCGGTGAAAAGATATTCGCCGCGCATGGGGGTGCCGGCGCAATTGGCCTGAAGGCGCAAACTGCGGAGAAACGTGTACTCAGTCGCCGTCCAATCCGAGCCGTAGCAGTCCCACCGTTGCGCCTGCGCCTCGACCCATTCCGCAGCGGGATCGTCCCCGTGGGCGAGCGCGTGGAGGGGCAGGCTGCGGTAAATCGCTCCGCACTCCAGCATCACGTTGCAGCCCCACATCCTGCCGGGAATCGAGACGAGGCCAAACCAGACAGCCGGCGCGAACCCCACCGGCTCACGATGCGTGAAGGCGGTGTCCACCAGGACATACTGATGCTTCGGCAGGGAGCCGATGACGCTATTCACCGATACCGTGCGGTCTTCTCGGCCAATCTCTTCGGCTGCCTAGAAAACTGCTTGCCGGCGCGAGTGGCCTTCCGCTTCGCGGCATTAGTCGCGGCCTTCTCGGCCGGACTCAGGCTCTTCCAAGCGGCATCCGGCAGGTAGCGTCCGCCACCTTTCAAAGAGGGCTTGCCCGTGTTAGTGCGCCACTGCTGATCAGTCCACTCTCGGAGGCTCCGCTGGGTCGCTTTCACGATTTGTAACCCCCGCCCTGGCGCTTGTACTCAGCAGCGAGGAATTGTGCCTTGCGGGCGCTCCATTGGCCGGGGCGCCCACCCTTCCCGCCGGCCTTGATCCGGTTGAACAGTTCCTTGCGGAGGCTGGGCTTGGTGTACACGCCCGCCTCGTTGACTCGGGATTTGGATTTCATCAGCAACTCCAGGCTTTGCGCGACCAATAATTGGGGGAAAAGATGTTGCTGGTGTTGCCCTGGCCGGCTGACCGGGCGCAGTAGTTCCGTTTGCGACCCGGCTGATCCTTCTTGATCGTCATCGTCGGATCGCCAAAGCGCACCAGCTTCACCTTGCTGCCCTTCTTGGCGAGGACAGCAGACTTCTTCCTGCCGCCGGGGGTGCGCTTGGGCTTATTGTAGCCGGAGAATCTCTCGCCGCGGTAGGTGACCATAAATTCAAGGAGTGGCTGACAGGGTCCAGGTCGTCACGCCGAATTGATCAGTGGACTGGGTGAGTTGCAGACCTTCCCCAATGACGAGGTTCAGCACCGCGCCCACCTCCGCCTGCTCCCCATCCACCTGCACCTTGACCGGGGCGGCGGCGGGCAGACGGAGGAACTGGAGGGTGCGCTCAAAGGCCATTGCTCTTCGCTACTTGGGGTATTGGATCTTGTCAATCCTAAGGGGAAAACCGCGTTTTGGCTCGGGTAACGGTGCGAAGACAGCTCACCCCTCACAGGGGGGCAAGCTGTCTGTCAGGGGCGATACGCGCCTTGGACGGGGTGTCGCTTCGACTGGTGGGGCCGCTCGGAGGTGCCTCATGCACACGGCTGATCCACCGGCTCACTAGGTTTTACACCTTCACTCTTACGCCAGCGGGTGATGATTCTGGCTGCCGATGATGGTGGCAGGACTCCCGGTTAGGGTGGTCGCTCACCGATCTCTTAGGACTTCGGGAAGAGAAAAGCCCGAGAGCGTGGTAAGAGGCACGTCTCGGGCTTTTCAGCTAACTGAAAGTCTTCACCGCGCTGCTCTTACCCAGCGAACGCGAGCAGGGGATCACCGGAGGCTGGAGGGGGCAAGAAAATTCGTTTTAGGAAAAAATCACTTTGTGCTTGTCAAGCCCGGAAGCACCTCTCAGGGTCAGCCCGTATGCACGACGACCCAATCCACCATGCCGCGCTCCGGTACGCCGAGGCGCTTCAGCACCACGCCGAGTGTATCGAGCGCACCATCGCCGCCCTTGACCGGGCCATCCATCAGGAGATCGCGGAGACCGAGCGCCAGGCCGGCCGCTACCGGATCAGCAACACCAATGACCGGGAGGATTGACCGATGACCTCCATTTACGACCAGACCACTTATGTCATGTTGCCGCGTATCCAAGCTGCTCGCACGCTCAAGCGCGAAATCCGCAACGCCCACTTCTGCTCTTGGTCCCTCGGCAAGGCGCACGCCTTCCAGATTGTGGCCGACCATCACCGCCGCAGCGGCCAGACGCAGGAGTGCGCGTTCTGGCGCAGCTTGATGCGGCGGGCCGCGCAGGACGCCGTGATCGAGGCCAAGTACAACCTGGGCCTCATCAAGTACACTTACGAGGGAGGGGCGCGATGAAAACCTCCCACTGGTACAACACCCAGGGCGAAGCCGTCTTTGAAGTCCCGCGTGCCTCTGGCGGCGGGATGCGGCCGACGACCATCGCAGACGCCCGGAAGCTGGGACTGCTGCCCTCTGTCACGACCATCTTGGGCTGCATCGACAAGCCGCAACTGGTGAGTTGGAAGGTTGCCCAAGCCATCCAAGCCTGCTACGACAACCGCCCGACCGGCACGCTGGAGGAATACATCAAGGCGATGGAGGCCAAGAGCGAGGAGCAGGTGACCGATGCGGCCGATCTCGGCTCGGCCATCCACGCCGCGCTGGAGGCTGCCTTTGCCGGCGAGACCTACGACGCCGCGCTGGCCCCCTATGTCCTGCCCACGCTGGCTAAGGTCAGCCAGGCCGGGATCAAGCTCGTCCAGCACGAACTGCGGCTGGTCAATCCGCAGTACGGGTACGCGGGTACGACGGATGCCGTGATGGTGGATTCGGCGGGCCGGCAGGGGATCTTGGACTTCAAGAGCCGCAAGACCAAGCCCGGCCAGAAATGCACGCCGTGGGAGACGGAGCCGATGCAGATCGCGGCTTATGCTATCGCGCAGTTCAGCTCGCTCGATGGCATCGTCGGCAGCAACGTTTACATCAGCACGACTGAGGTCGGGCGGGTGGAAATCGTGACCTACACCAGCGATCAACTCAGAGAGGCCTGGGCTGCCTTCCTCGGCGCCACCAAGCTCTGGTCGTACTTGAAAAACTACAAGCCCGGCACCCAATGACGGAGGCAGTCATCACGATGAGCATCGCCTTCGAAGTCCAGACGCGGGTCGGGGGCAAGATGCGTCAGCCAATCGCAGTCTCCTTCCGCGTCGTCCGCCAACCGTCCTACCCGTCCGGGCCGCCGGAACTCGCCTGCCTGCAGGCTGAGATCAGCAGCATCCTGATCGATGGCGTGGACATCATCGCCTCCCGCGTCGCCGGCGAATGGGCGGAAGAAGCCCTGGCCGGTGACTAGCCGGCCAGGGTGAACACGACGACCGAGAGAATTTCTGCCCGTGCGGGTAGTAAGTAAACCATAAAAGCATAAAAAAATGAGCATCATCCTAACCGCCGGTTCGTCCGGCCCCAAAAGCGATCCGGTTCCGGCCGGCACCCATAGCGCCGTCTGCTACGGCATCGTTGACCTCGGCACCCAGGAGTCCGAGCAGTACGGACCCAAGCATAAGCTCATTATCCTCTGGGAGATCGCGGACGAGCGCATCGAGATCAAGGGTCAGAGCCTGCCCCGTGGGATCAGCAAGCGGTACACCGCGTCGCTCAACGAGAAGGCTACGCTCCGGAAGGATCTGGAGTCCTGGCGCGGGCGACAGTTCACGGCGGCTGAGTTGGCCGGCTGGGACATCGCCGGAATCCTCGGCAAGAGTTGCCTGCTCAATGTCATCCACCAGGAGACGCCCCGCGGCAGGTTCGCGGGCATCGCCGGGGTGATGCCGCTGCCCAAGGGGATGCCGCCCAAGCAGCCGGAGAACCCGGTCACGCACTTCTCGATCCGGGACGCGGTGGAGATCGCCAAGGCGACCGGGCAGCGCGACGTGCAGTGGCCCGGAAACCTGCCCCAGTGGCTCCTGGACGTGTGCAGCAAGTCGCAGGAGTACCAGGCCTTGGTGATGGGCAAGGCCCCCGCCAAAAACGATCCGGTGGCGCCCCTGCCCCCTTTGGAGGGAGTCGGGGAGGACGTGCCGTTCTGACAACCCGCCGGCCGCTCGCCCCCACCGGGCGGGCGGCTGGCCCAACCACCATGACCATCGGACAGGACTTGAAGGACGCCGGCTGTGACCGGGTCCATGCCAACACCTCGGAGGCGTGGAAGGAGGCCTTCTTCACCCAGGCCGAGCAGATGCTCGCCCGCAACGGCAGCTACACCGCGGAGGAGATCGTGCCTCTGGTGGGCCAGCCGCACCATCCCAACGCCATCGGCGCGGCCACCCGCGTGTTCGCCCGCGACCGCAATCTCATGCCAACATACGAACCCGCAAAGAACCCTGCGGCTCACGCCCGCATCATCACCCGCTGGCACTCCGTATGAACATTCCTCCCGTATTCTTCGTAGTGGCGATGTTACTTTCCGCACTGATCGGATTTGTGCTTGGCGTACTTGTACAGTCCAGGAATGGGCCAGACAGGGAGGACTGGTGATGAAGACCATCAACCGCATCCTCGGCTGGGCTGGTTACGCCGTGTTTCACCGCGACGAGCTTATCTTTGAGCGGCTCGTCACGACTCAGGACTGGATGGAGCGTGAGGCCGGCTACCGCCGCCGCATCGCATCCCTATCCGCCAATCTGAGCTATCACCGCCGGCAACTGGCGCTGGCCCGCAAAGCAGCAATCAAACCCGAATAACAATGCCATTCTCCATCTTCTCCAACGTAAAGTATGTCACGCCGCGCTATCTCCAGGAAGACCCGGAGTTGGAGCGCCAACTCAACGAGGCCAAGACCAGCGATCAAGTTGAGCACGTTTTGTTTTTTAAGATTAGGCTGTTGGATGACGAACTGGATGCATTGGATGCGGTGCAATTCCGCTTGGTTAATCTGATGAGCAGGAAGCAGCTTGATGCTTACGACGAAATCGAGGCAGAACTCGGGCCGAAGGCGACGCTGAAGCAATGGAGCGCCGCCATCAAGAAATGGAAGGAGGCGCAGCCGTGAGCGCATCCACCAACCGGGAGGACGTTTACCGCACCCAGACCGCCCGCTTCGCGGAATTAGAGGCTGAGAACGCCGCGCTGCGGAAGGCACTGGAGGACATTTTGATGGAGACCGACGAGCAAGTGATCTACCAAGTGGCACGGGCTGCGCTGATCAGGGAGGAGCAGCCGTGAGTTACCCAGCCCACCCTAAGAGTGCCCAGATCAAGCGAATGCTGATGGAGATGAAGCTCTACAAGCAGATCCAGTCTGAACTGCGCGTCCCCCTGGCCGCCATCAAATGGCACGTCAGCGACATGGGGATGCTCCGCATCCCGGTGACCCGTCAGGAGCGCCTCTGGCTGGCGGAGAGACGCGGCATCAACCCCAGGCTCGTACCATGAGCCGCCCCGCCAACGCCTCCAGCCAGGCCGTGCGCCAGGCCCTGATGCTGATGCAGCCCATCAGCTTCATCCGGTTGAATCTGCGCGTGTCCTGCAAGACCATCGGCAACCAGGTCACCGCCCTGGGCCTCCAGCGGGTGTACCTCACCCGCAAGGAACGCCTGCTGATCGGCGGCCGCCGCAGGATGAAGCGTTCCCAAGTACCATGAAAGTTACTTTGGAATTCACCCTGCCGGATGAGAACGCGGACCACCGCGCCGCCATCCACGCCCCCGCACTGGCTGCCACCGTATGGGACATCGACGCCCTGCTCAGGAACCTTCTGAAACACGGCGACAGCCGGTTCAAGACCCCGGACCAACTGGCTGAGTACATCCGCCGGGAGCACTTGTGCGACTGCCTCAACCGCCTCGACCAATGATGGAAAGCACCAAAGACGCCGTTGCCGTATTGCGGATGATGGTCGCCCCGTTTGGGGCCAGGATTGAAGCCAAGGCCATCGTCTATGCCATCGAGGAACTCACCCGGCGGGAAACCCTGCCCGCCGAGAACCGGGCCATCCGCGCCTCCCGTGACCGCTGGCGGGAGACCGCAGAGGCAATCGTGGAGGCCCTCGCCAACAAGGATGATGCCAAGCTGTCCAAAGCCCTCAAAACCTACAAAGCGATGCTAACCCTGCCCGCTGATGAAGCCAGACCTAGCTAAATTACAGGCGGACAACGAGAAGCTACAGGCCAAGCTCGACCTGTGGATGCGGTGCGCCACCCGGCTGGCTCACGCCTACCGGAACAACTCAACCGCTGAGAGTACTCGCGCATTCGTTGAGTACGCTCGGCTGAAAGCAGCAGAGGAGGGCGTAAGTGAATGATCCGCATCTGTTTATTTGCCTGTGCCGTGTCCTTACTAGTTGCCTGCACGCCTGCCCCCGCCGCCGCCGGCATCCGGGTCGATCAGTTGATCGACTGCATCGGGATGGTGGAGGGGAACCCGTGGAGCCGCCCCGGAGGCCTTTACGGCTTCACCAAGGCCACTTGGAGCGATTATTCGGATTACCCCTACTCCTGGTCCCAAAAGCCGGAGATCGCCCGTAAAATCGCCCGCAGGGCCATTTCTGACAGCATTGAGCGCCTGACTAGCGCCGGTATCCAGCCCACCCCCTACCTGATAGCCGTCCGGTGGCGGTGGGGTTATGCAGGGATGATGAAACGTATGAACACTCAAGACGACTATGGACAAAGAGTTACCAATCTTTACCTCGACGCGATTCGCTGATTGGGCGTTTGCGGCCTGCGCGGGGAAGGCCAAGACCCTTGGCAGGAGGCTCAACAGGGAGGAATGGCTGGCAGCGGTGGATCAGGCCCATGCCGCCTGGGAGGCCCGGCCAAAGCCCGTCTCGCGGAAACGGCCCAAGGAGGCGGATCAGGATTGGATCGCGGAACTGGAGGCCAACGAGGCCTACCGGGGAATCGACATCAAACGGGAGCTTGGGAAGGCGCAGGCTTGGGCCTCGGTCAAGGGGGTGGGGGTGACCCGCCAGCGGTTCGTCAACTGGCTGAACAAGGTGGAGCGGCCGGTCTCGATCAACGGTGCGGGGCAGACCAGTTTCCCCAAGCCGGCCGCCCCCGTCTGGGAGCCTCCGGGCTGGCGGGAGTGGGTGACTGCCAACAGCAACGACCCGTCCTGGGCCAGCCGCCCGTGGTCTGCGCTCGACCCCGCCGCCCAGAAGTACATCCTCGGTAAACTCCATGCCCCGCAACTATCAGGCCAAAGTCCATTACCGCGTGAAGACGACCCCGGAGGCCGTCAAGGAGATGCGGCTCCTCTACTGGAAGGGCACGCCAATCAAGGAGATCGCGGCCAAGTTCGATCTCTCGCATCCGTACTGCTGGCAGGTCTGTAATTTCTACCGCCTACGCAAGGAACCGCCCCCGCCTTACATCCGCCTGTGAATGAAGACCAAAGCCCCGAAGGTATCCAAGCCGTTCCGGCCGCCGCCCGGCGGGACGCGCCGCATCGTCCTCGCCGGCTATGTGACGCCCAGCCTCAACACGATGCTGGGACGGAACCATTGGATTCTCACCCGGCTGAAGATCGAGGCCAGACAGGCGCTCGCTATCGGCTTACGATCACCCGTTACGGGGCCAAACTCCTCGACATCGACAACGGGGTCGGGGGCTGCAAGCCCCTGATCGACGCCCTCCGCTACGAGGGTCTGATCCCAGAGGATGACCCTGGGACAATCGAACTCCTATTCCGTCAATACCAGGTCAAGAAAAGTTGCCGACGAACTGAAATCAGCATCACGCAGATATCATGAACAGACTCGACTTCATCGAGATCGGAACCTCTGACTTCGATACCCTGTCGCATCACGCTGACGCCAATACCCACGGCATCGCTTTGGAGCCGCTGCCGTTTTACCTTGAAAGGCTGCCTAGGCATCCAAACGTCAAACGGATCGCCGCCGCCATTACCCCAGGGGATCAGCCCGGAAAGATGCCGATTTACTGGGTCCACCCGGATGACCTGGTGAAGCATAATCTGCCCGATTGGCTACGGGGATGCAATCGGATCGGGGGCCTGCACCTGCAGCACATGGTGCCGCACATCTCCCCATACGTCCGCCGGACGGATGTCCAATGCATCTCGCTGGATTCGCTTTTGCGGGAAAATCAGGTGTCGGAAATCACGCTGCTCAAGCTCGACACCGAAGGCATGGATTCCGACATCTTGCTGGATTTCGCACCTTGCCTGCGGCGCCCGCAGAATCCAGCCCCGATGCCCGATGTCATCCAGTTTGAAACCAACTGCCTGACGCACCAGACGACCATCGACCAAGTCAGGGAGATCTACGGCAAACTGGGCTACAAGGCGCTGCGGCGCGGGGACGACACCCTGCTGATCCGCAGGTTTAGTGGACGATCCTGGGCAGATGGCCGCTGATACGGCCGATCCACTTCCTGCTCTTGCTGTGGGGCCAGAAGACCCATTTGTGCGGCATCTGGTCCGAAAAGAACCGCGTTACCAAAGGATAGGACACGTTTGGCTGCTGCAATGCGGTCAATAGGGCCTTCAAAGCATCATCCTTCAGATTTATGTTGTAGATGCTGGTGCCATCCGCCCGCTCATAGCCAACGTAGATGAAATCGTAGTCATCCAGCGTGAGTGTTCCGGGCATCAACTCGATGGTGTGCTCGTACATATGCAGGAGCAGCTTGTTCCACTCCTCATCGGGCATATTGCGGTCCCAGGAGGCCAGCGGCTCGCCCTTGTCAAGGCAGTTCTTGGTGATGCGTTTCTGGCGAAAATCGATCCCGCAGAAGAGTTCAAAGTCACGCAAGGTGCGGGCCGTGCCGCGCCCGAATTTTCCCCACTCGATGTCCTCGTAGCGATACCCCGCGAAGGAAAAGAAGTGCTTGATGCGCTTGTAGCTTTCCTGGTTCAGCTTTTCCCAGGTGATCTTCTTCTGATCTCTCTCTTCCGGGTTGGGGACATGATCCTTCCAATGTTTCGGGATTTCATGGCGGTAGTACTGGTGCCAGACCACAGGCTGGTGCGGATGGTAAATGTCATACCCATGCGAGAACGCCCGGAACGACATATTCATCTCCTCGCCCTGGAAATAATACCCAGGGTCGTTTGGAACCTCACGCACGAATGATCCACGGGCAAAGGCGAAGCCGCCGGCAAAGAATCGACCTCGGATCGGTTTTGTCAGGCTGTTCCAGTGCTTGATCTGCGAGGAGCCGGTGAACCAGACGGACGATTCCGAAAAAACATGGAAGTCGATCTGAATGCCGCCATGCGCCCTCCCTGCCGGATCATTCTTGGGATCATACGACGGCGGGTATGATGTCAGGAGTGGTTTTTTGACTCCATCGGATTCCAAACCGATCAGCATGGCGATGATCTTGGCGTCCCAATGCTCATCAAACCGATGATGACTGTCGATTTGCATATAGAACTCCTGATCCTCGTAGAGTTCGCTTGCGATCGCCCGCGCCCAGCAGGCGCCCTTGCTCTCATGGTAAGGCACGGCAATGAATCGCACCTGCGGGAGATGCGCGATCTGGGCGATGCTATCGCCTTCGGCATACTGCCAGCAGATGCCAATCCTTAATTTGTCGGGATTCTTGGCTTTCGCCAGACAGTCCAGAACTGTCGGTACCAATTCGGGATCACGATAGGCCGCAATCTGAATAAACACACTGCCGTCGTTGTTCATGGGTCGCAGCGCGACCGTCACAGAGCACCACCCAGGTTTTCAAGTCTTAATCCGCAGCCGATAGTGGTCTACCATGTCGCCGTGGGTGTCAGAAACGACGACAAAGCGTTCCCCGGTCATCCTGATAGTTTGCTCTTCAGCCAACTGAAGATGACGCTGATGAACATCCAAATGCCGGTAAATATGCCGGACCAGAGCAGCAGCTTGCGATCCGTTTCATGCGCCTGGGCCTCCACCGCCCGCAGCCGGTCGGCAATGCCGATATGGCCCATGGCCGGATCACCGACGAGGGCTTTTTCAATGCGATTCAACGCCTCCTTGATGGAGGATAATTCCTCGTTGCTCATTTGGAAGTTTTGCCGTACCTGGCCCCGAAGAACCAGAAGATCATCGTCCAGCAGCCAAACTGGATCTCGCTTTGCATTGCCGCCTGCTGTTCCGGCTGGGCGGCGAAATAAACGCAGGCCACCAGAAGCACCCCGATCCACGTCAGGGCCGGGCGGGTGAAGGCCCGCAGGGCATCCACGCCGACGTAGATGTTGGTCATCCAGGTACTGGTGCCGGCCGGGATCGAGGTCAGGCCCTGCCCGGCCTTCTGGCTCTCGGCAAAGGCCTTCCACGCCGCCTCCTTCTCTGCCGCCGCCATCTGGGCGTTCAGCAGCATGATCTGCACCTCGGCCTCCTTCCGCTTCCGGTAGGTCTCAAACCAAGAGGAGCCTAGGTGCAGCAACGAACCGACGACCCCGCCGCCGGCTGCATTGAACAGAATGTCCCAAACTGACATTTATTCCTCGTTGTAGTCCATGCGGCTGATATCAACCACCTTGTAGCCCTTTTCCGAGAGCTTCATCTTCGAGTTGATGTTCTTGGCGTCGTACAACTTGCGGACGGGGCGCTGAACCCTGTCGGGGACGCCGTTGCCCATCCGGTCCTCTGCGGACGGGTTGCAGGCGCACGGGCTGTAGTTGGAGCGGGGCAATTTGCCGTTCTTGATTTTCATAGGGTGAATGTTAGCGGTAAGGCACTGGGCGCGGGGTCTGCTGGGGCTGCTGCGGCTGCTGGCGCGGGTACACGTTCTTGTAGAACTCCAGCACGCGGTTCTTCTGCGCCTCCTGCTGCTCCATCTCGGCTTGAGCGGCGGTGCGGGCGAACCGGCTGATGAAGTCAGGCATCGCGGCTGGGTCGGAGGCGGCAACCATCCTCTGGTACAAGTCGGATTTGAGCAGCGTGCGACCCGGCTCGGTCACGACATCCATGAACTGCCCTAGGCGCCCAGATGCCTCATTTGGCGTTTTTACCTGCAGCGTGGTCAATGACTTGAAGCGTGGGTCATTGGCGAAGCGGGCCAGCCTCTCCAGATCTCCAGTAAACGGCACCCCGCGCTCCTGGGCAGCGGCCAGTTTCTGGGGGTCTACAAATTCACCTGGGGTCAAAGAATCCTCAATTTCATTGATCATGCCAATCTTCCGACGCGCCTCCAAAAACCTATCGTGAAGGTCTTTGCGATCCATCGCAATCAGACCGGCTTCCAAGTCCTTCGCGTATTCATCACTCTTCTTCTGCCAATATTTGACCTTGTCCAGATCCTCACGAACTCCAGTTCGATCATACTGTTTATTCGCCAACTTTAGTTCATCCTTGGCCCGCAAAAACTTGTCCGCATCAGCCTTGGCCTTTACGGTAAGTTCAGAAGTCTTTGCGACGTAGGCCGGATCAGAACGGATGACCTCAAGCTCATGGGCGTTGGCGGCGGTAAGTTCTGTCTTTTTAAGTGCCTGCAGATCGTCAGCGTGTTTGGCGGCAAGTTCATTGATTTCGCCAAAAAACTTGGATGCATCCTTGCTTGCCGCATCCAGTTGGGTGCTTAACTTGACGCCAATCTTAGGCTCAATGCCAACTTGGGCCGCAGCGATCCCAGTAAACAGTTCTTCATTCAGCCTGCGAATGTCAGCAATGGTGGCGTCTTTCCCAGCAAGAACTTCCAAGGCCGCATTGAGGCGGCTGGGATTACGCATTGAAGGCAGAATCTTCATACCCCTCTGCTGGAGCGCCTTCATTGCCAGATCATTGTGGTAATCGTGAATGGCGCGACGTTCAGCAGCACTGGCGATCTTGCCGGGGTCAACTAGCTTACCAAGCGCAGTTGATAGCGTAGCCATACCCGCGAACATGGCCGCTTCCTCAGGCTCCAGCGGCTTGCCCTCCAGCAGACGTTGCAAGGCCAGACCACCGACATTGGCTACAACCTGTTTTCTGGCCTCACCTACAAGGCCCTTTAGTCCCATCTTGGGCAGGCCCGAGCCAGGCACCGCACCAGAGACGGCTGCACCGGCAACTTCTGGGCCGGAAATCGGCTGCTCAGGCATACGCATCATCTGGGCCAAAACATTGCCACCCGCGCCACCAATAGCGCCACCCACGGAAGCGCCGGGCGGACCAGCAGCGGCAAAGCCAGCAGCCTGTCCAACCGTGGTCAGGCCACCTTCAACCAATGCAGGAGCCGCTTCCTTAGCCATTGTAGCGACGGATTCCCGCAAAGCTACCGGGTTAAGCGGGGCTACGCCACTGAACATGGCCCCGGACTTTGCCGCTTCCAGCACCTTCTGTTCGCCCTGGGCGCGTTCCTCAAGGAAGGCACGGTCCGCCGCCATTAACTCAGCAATGTCCCGATCATTGGGCGGCTCCGGCTTATCCCAAACATAGGTACGGCCAGATGCCTCACTCGTCAGTTCAATAGGTTTGGTGGCCATTGCGTGATCCTTGAGTTGTTATTTCACTCGCCATCCAGACCCCTTGGTAAGAGCGGAGGTGGCATCTGTCGGAGCCGTTGCGGCAGCACCGCGCTTGTTTAGTTCCTCCAAAGACGCGCCTCCAAGTTTGTAGTAGTCTTCCGAGGGCGCCGTCAGGCCAGCCTGGCGATCACGCTCAAGGATGTTCAGCCGCTGGATGGTCTCCTGAGTCTTGCGCCTGAGTTCCTTATACTGACGGCGGAACACCTCTTCAGACATATCCTGGTCAAGCGCCACCACTGCATTCTGCAGGAGTTCGATTTCCTTGATCGCCACCTGACCAAGCGAGGTCTTGGATTCCTTCAGTTTGGCAAGCTCATCAAACGCAGTAGCGGCCTGCACTTGTTTGAGCAGCGAAGACATACTGGCTGCAGGAGTGCCACCCTGGCCTTTGGTCTTCTGGCCAACAAAACCAACGGATAGCGGACCGATCAAAGGCTCGATGCCATCCAGCGTGAACATCAGGTTCCGCGCCTTTTCCATCCGCGCACGCTCCGCAGCGAGCTTCTGGGCTTCAGCTTCGCGCATCTCAATGTCCTGCTTACTGCCAGGTATGGGCTTAAATTCCAGCCCCTGGGGAGTTCTTCGGTAAACAGGCAGTGGGGCAGGCGCAGGAGCAGGCGCGGGAGCAGCAGCTCGCGGCGGGCCAGCAAACTGGCCAAGAGCAGCCATGGGGCCACCCGGAGCAAGCGCCTCCATAAATCGGCCAAGTGCCATCGGACCAGCAGGGGCCTCTGCGGCCCGCTGGAAGCGACTAAGCATCGGAGGCACCTCAGAAGGCGTCATTGGGGCCGGAGCTGGGGCGATAACTGGAGCCAGAGTAGCAGCGCCTTCTCCAACGAGCATCGTTCCGGGTTCACCTTTGAGGAACTCGGCCACTACCTTATTGCTCTGATCCACGCGGATCACACGATTGCCCAGATCAATCTCGCGAATGTCGGGCTGCATAGGAGCGCGTGCCCCACCCGTCTGCACCGCAACCTGACCATTGGATAGAATTTTGGCCCCAAAGTTGACGTTGGGGTAGGCCGCCATCAAAGCCTGGAAATCGCCCATCGACATAATCTGACCAAACTGGCCAGTTTCAGCACGCAGCTTTTCGATCTGCGCCTCCATCAATCGGCCCTCACGGTTCTCCTTGTAGGTATCCGCCATATTGCCCAGCAGGGCGGCATCGTAAATGTCCGTCTTGCCACTACTGAAATTCTGCAACGCTTTCTTTAACTCTGGCGGCACTGAATATCTAGGATCATTCGCCAGCACCGAATCCACATAACTTTTGAAGTTTGGATCTTGAAGCTGGCCTCCAAACTTGCCAACCGCCTGCTTGGTCAGGAACTGGTTCTGCTGATACTGCTTGAACCCGCTGGTGATCGCACTGGAGATGGATTGACCGATGTTCTCCATCGCCCGCGCCCGCGCTGCGCTGGCCTGCGACATCCCCTGCGCGATCAGTTGGCCGCTGATATCCTGGATACCTGGATTGTAGGGCATGGC